CTCTAACATGTAGTCCTTCTACTCTTTGAGTTTGTACTGGCATTATAGTTGTTACTAGTGCTTTGCTTTTTTCAAACTCAAAGGGAGAGTTAAGTAAGTCGCCTTTTCTTATTTGAGGCATAACATTCCTAGGGAAGTTTTTACTTGCTATCATTTATCCACTCTTCTATTTCATTTAATTGTAAACCATCTTCAAATATTTCTCTAAACTCTTCTAAAGAAGGTAATGGTACTATTAGAGGTAGTTTCCTACAATAGTTTCCATATGCTTGTTTTAATTGTGCTTCTGTATATAATATCATAAGTCGTCTACGTCCTCGCCTGTTTTCATACTGTTTTCCATTGCTTCTCTCTCTTTTGGATTTGTTTGGGACTGAGGTCCGATTTTAAGTGTTTCCCAGTCAACAACACTACTAAAACTCTTCATTTCATTACTTCTCATCTTAACACAGTTGAATGTCATACATTCATCATCTTGCTCCCAAGTCTCTAAGGAGTAAGCCGCATCTGCCGCATCAAGAATACCTTTTGCAAATCTAGCTTCTCCAGTGGAGTCTGTTTGATACGGAGCAAAGAACATAGTCTCATACTCCTGTGCATAAAGCTTCATTTTCTTACTTACTTCTATCTGTTCTGTCCAATCGTATTGACCAGAGCGACTTGGTGCATTATGTCTTTTAACCTGGTTTAGATAGTCCACTATTACTACTCCTATATCAAGCTGACTCGATAATTTATCTAGTTCACTTTGTATTTTGGATAAAGTAAGAGCTGGATCATAGATTACTTCTAGTTGTCTATCTTTATGTAGGTCAAGTCTTGTTAACTTTGTATGAAAATCATCAAAGTCACCTGTTTTCTCAAACTCAGGTAAGAGATCATGCCCACCATCAAAACGTCCTGCCCACCAACCAGCTACATTCGACCACTCTTCTTTAGAAAGCATTTTACTACGCAATCTTTTCAAAGGTATTCGAGTTGCTACTGAACATATTCTTTGCAGAATAGATCGGCTATCCATCTCTATGGTAAAGTAAATTGCACTCTTACCAGACTCATAAACATTTGCAGCAAGGTTACAACATGTTACAGACTTACCTGCACCACGTCGTCCTCCTACTAACACCAAGTCTTTGGGAGAGAACTGTATTTGTGAATCGTAATCACTATTGAGTCCTAAAGGTAAGTACTTCGATAGTTCTTTGTCATTATCAAATAAACTAATTCGTTGCATACTCTCTTCGGGTGGTTTGACATCTACCTTGTCACTTACCCTTAGAACTATTTCTTGTAACTGTTCTATGTTCTCCTCTGCTGACGCCATCGCTACTGTATTGTCAACGTACTTATCCAATTCATCTAGAATTTCTATTTGTGCATATTCATTTTTCAGATAGTCAAGTAACAGCCACGCGTCTATCTCGACATCTACTGATTCGATTGCAAATATTTTTTCTTGTAGTTTTCGATCTCGCACTTCGTATTGGAGATCTTCGAATTGGGGAAGGTCTTGGTAATTTTCTATATGCTTGTCAAGTATCTTGAATACGGATTGGTAATCACCAGGTAGGTAATGTTCCTTGAGCTTTGACCAAGTGTCTAAATCTTTCTGTACTATAATCTGCTTAAGTAACGCACTCGCAATATTCAAAATAACTCTCCCAAGTATATATAAAAACAGCGAGGGGAAGAAACCCCTCGCTAACTAACTAAATTAGTACGATATTAACCGATATCTTTTTTAGCTGCTCCGTTGTAATCAGCACATTGTAGACCTCTTCTAGTCAACATTGTTTTAACGCCTCTTACTGTTTTGCCGATTTGATCCGCGATGTCATCTACAGTTAAACCTTCGATGTCTATATCTGCTAGAACGTCAGCTTTGTTTGAGCCTTTAGTTTCTTTCTGTTTTGGAATAGCGTTAATGTCGCCGCTTCTTAGTAAAGAAAGAGCTTTACCTCTGATTGAATTTACTGATTTGCCTAATGCGTCAGCGATTTCTTCTACGAAAGATCCACCGTTAACCATTTCAACAAAAGTTACTTCTTCTTCAGGAGTATAAGTTCTTACTGTTTCTACTTTAGGTGCAGGTTTTACATGCTCTGTAAGTTCCATAGAAAGAATCTTTCCTTGGATTGACTTAGCTGAAAAAGCTCCGCCTTCAAAGTGTGATGCAATTTCTGCATAAGTGTAAGAACCAGTGTTGTCTGCAACAAAAGTTGCAAGAGTTGATTCTTGCTCATCTGAGAAAGACTTAGTTGCTGAAGCAGAAGCTAGTTCTACGTCAAATCCCATCTTTCTTAGTTTGCTAGAAACTGATCTTGTAGATGTTTCTAACTGCTCTGCCGCTGAAGCAACAGTAGCTTGAGATATTGGGCTCTCAGTTCCCACGAAAGAAGTTAATTCTGAAGTTCTTTCATCTGTCCATTTTGGTAATGCCATTATAATTCTCCTAATAATGTTTTAATATTTGTTATTATTTCTATACCCATTGTTTCTGCCTTATTGGTTTTAGCACTTGCTATACCACTTTCGTTGACTAGTATGGTGACACCTTTAGTTAAAGTATCCTTTACTGCGTAGCCGTTTTCTTCTAATAGTTGTTTGGCGGCTGCTTTTGTAGGATAGCTTTTCAACTTTCCTGATATACAAACTGTTCCCTTAACACTAGTAGTACTGACTTTTTGTTTTGTACAACTAAAAGAGAAAGGTAATTCGTAATATTCTTCTTCGTTAAAGGTATTATCTAACCAGTCATTAAGGTTCGACGCCGCTTTCTGACCCAGACCTGCTACGGTACATATCTCTGGGGTTATCTCATGTATTGATGAGATGTGCTTTACTAATTTTTGAGTAGCACTTGAGCCAATCAGCGGTATCGAAAAAGCGGGTAGTAAAACTGTTAGGTCATTACTCTTTGATTTTTGTATTTCTTGAAAGAGTTTGACTCCCAATTTTTCCGAATCCAATAAAGATGATATCTCCTCTTGGGTTATAGAGTAGATATCATGATAATCTTCTAGACCTAACCTATCTATAGTAGACGGGCCAAGTCCTTTGATTTTTAATATCTTTGCAAAGTGTTCAATACGCTTTGCAGATTGTGCAGGACAAAGACGATTACGACAAAATAGTTGATCGTTAACAAGCTCCAACTTGCTGTTACAAGCTGGACAATTCGTTGGCGGTGTAATTTCTGTCAATTTGTCTTTCTCCCAAAATATAAGTATATTATATCAGAGACAGAGATCTTTGTCAAGATTTATTTTTTGGGAAGTCCCTAAGAATCAGGGAAGAAATTTTGAAACACTCTGTATGCCCACCAAACTTTTGAGTGGGAGCATACTGATCGTCTTTGAACTTTTCGTGAAGCTCCTGCTCTTTTTTCCAGCAATTATAAATGGTGTCATGGTAGGTACGCTGAATACGTAAGTCATAACCTGTAAAACCTCGGCTTCTTTTTATGACATGTCTCCAGTCTTTCCCACTAGCAATCCCTACTTTTATGCACTCTCGCACATAGGTATTTTTATTTACTAAAATAACTCCGTACAATACGCCCTCTCTTTCCTGTTCAAGAGGTCGATTGTCAAAATATGTTTGGTTATATACTCCACTCATTCTTTCCAACTCCAACCTTCTTCAATAGATGCTTGTACCCCTTGGATAAAATCTCTATCTTCTTCGGAAAGTATAGACCAAAACTTACTTACGTTGAGAGTCTGTAGCATCACTTCTTCGGGATTTTTTAAATGATAATCCTTATGCATTAGCATCTCTATTTGATCTAATCTATTCTGTATTTTCTCTCTTAGTCCTTCGGTTTCCATTTTTCACATGTCTCCTCAGATAAAACCATACCCGCTGGTGATGTTACTCTGCACCAACCTTCTGAAAGAGTTTCTGTTATATTTTCTAACTTAGAATAATATAAGCACTCTCCACAAGGATTCGCAGGCATTGGATTTTTTCTTTTTGCTTTGCCAAAAATTATATCCCAGTTGCTAGAAAATTTATCTGCATCTTCGGGTCTTCTTTTTGAGCCTTTTCCTCCGTGCCACTTATCACTCACAGAACTGAACCGTCCTGCTCTATCATACCTTGACAGAAGTTCTCTGCAATATCTTCGCACCAGAACTCGCTTTTTGTAGGATGCCACATAAGAAAGCCATTACTTTTAGACTGTTTATCTAAAAGATAGACTCCCCATGCTTGAGTAGTATTACTTTTTACTACTTGTGCATATCTATCATCTTGTGAGTACTCTGAATATATTGTAAAATCGTTCATGTGTTATCTCCATCTCTGTACTTGATTTTTGACTTGTCAAACAATTTATTTGCTTGTCTTTGCATAGACTTTTCTATTTGTCTATCAAACCAATCTATTAACCATTGTCTAATCTTGCCCATTAATCTGCTCTTGCTACTATTTGGGGAATAATCTCCCCCGCTCTTATTACTTCAACCATACATCCTATTTCTAAGTCTAATGCTTCGATAATAGCCATGTTATGTAAGGTTGCTCGTGAAACTGTTGCTTCTCCTATTATACAGGGTTCTAGTATTGCTACTGGAGAAACTGCACCTGATTTTCCTACTTGCCATTTAACATCAAGTAGTTTTGTTACTATACCCTCTTGTTTTTCTTTTAGAGCAAATGCTCCACGAGGGTGGTGGGAAGTATATCCTAACTTATCAAAATCAAAGTTAGAGTTTACTCTCCACACTTCACCGTCCTGCGGGAAACGATCCCAATCACCTCGGTTTGCAACTGCAAACTTCATGTGACTTGATAGCATATCCATGTCTTCTCTCCATGTAGGGCAGATAGACGGCTGTATGCCATAAGCGATGAAAGTTAGATCCCTTTTCTTAAACTCTTCTACGTCCTTCAAGTTAAGCGCACCCGCTGCATAGTTACGGGCATTGGGTATCTCCTTAGGAGCTACAACTTCGCCTGTAATTTGCTTCGGTTGTTTACTATAAATAGTAGTAGGTACTAGTTCTCTCATCTTATCTGTAATATCCAAACCTTTCTTTCCATCACCTCTAGTGAGTGCTATAGAAAGTTCTCCGTTTATATACTGTAGGCTGACAGCGGCACCATCTAGTTTAGGTGTTACCTCTGCCCATTGTTTTAGTACTGTATGAGGATCTTTCTCCCCTTTATATACTTTTTGTAAGGAATACATAGGAAACATATGTGGATATCTAAATCCTGAATCTCCATCCATTGTTCCTACTACTAACTTTGATACTTCTAATTGTTCTTCAAGTCTGTCATACACATCATCTTCCATTATAGGATTACCGTTGTAGTATGCTTCTTTTGCTTTCTTAATTAGTTCTTCAAGTTTAGTCATTATTTGCCTATGTGTTTTACTTCGTTGTTTGGTATTACTTGGTATGCCCCTTTATTGTAGGCAATCGAAACAGTATAATTCTTACTCTCTTTTTGTTTGTAAGTATTATCCTGTGGAGTTGCGTACTGGCTCATAGGAGCCGAGGGGTATTCTTCCGTGGTTCTACGGAATGTGCTGTCTGGAGCAAAGGTTTTCCACTCAGGTTGCTTTGTTCTTACAGCCTTTGTGAATTTGCTCTTACGTTTGCGACCGTGTTGGTCATATGTCATTTGTCCTTTTATAATCATGAGTATATTATACTAAAATTTTAAGGAATTGTCAAGAACTATTTTTCCTAGAGGTAGATTTCATCCAGTAAATCTTTGAAGTTTTCTTCTAATATTGCTTTAGATTCTGCTAGGGATAGAATTTCTACTAAGCCTTCAAATAGGTTTCTTGTGTTTTCAAAATCAATTGGCATGGTTATGCCTTTGTTGGAAGGTTTCCATTCTTCGTCAAAGTCTAAATAGTACTTCCTTAATGAAATATATTCGACTCCTCGAAAATGACTGATGATGAGTTTGACTTGCTCTGTGCTAGTCTCTTGTATACTTTTTTCGTAAATTGGTGGGACATCTAAATCAATCATTGCGAATGACTCGGTTTAGAGGTATGATACTCGTTACATTTTCAGGCACAAGGATTCTATAAGAGTCCGTGTCCCAACAAAATAACAAGGACGTATGTTGTCCCTCTTTAGCTCTATTCTTCTTACCTTGAATGTATTTAGTACTAAAATCCCTAGTACATACATTATACTTTAGTTTACGAGAGTTCTGACTTCTATAAGTAACGACTGCATCTCCTGCTTCGTCTATCTTCCTCTCAAATTCTGCTTTCTTCATTGTTCCTCCAATTTAATCTAACAAAAACTCTTTTGAATTGTTAAAGTGGATGGTTACTTAATCAGAATACAAAAAGCCGAGACAGTCAGTAACTGTCTCAGCAAACTTTAAATCACACTACTTATTTAAAGATTCGACTACTGTTGTAAAATAGACCGCAGCTTTACCAGTTAGTTTACCGATAATAGCACTGTCTGCTTCTACTCCAGCGTCAGAAAGTGCACTAGTTAGTTTTTCTTGTGCATCTGCAACACTAACTCTACCACCACCGGTGCTTCCACCTGATGATTTAGCAGCTGGAGTTTTTCTTACGTATACTCCTGCTTTTGTTAGTATCATTCTTACGCCATTTGGCGACTCGCCGAGTTCTTCAGCGATATCTTTTACAATCTCCATAGAATTCTCAGGTGTAGGTTCTCCATCCTGATACATCTCGATTGCTTGTTCTTTAGCTTCATCTGTCCAAGCCATTTTATATCTCCTTTTTTTGTTGCGCATGAACTCTGGCATACCAATTGCCCACCCTGTTGTCTCTCGCATTTGTTGGTAATATCTGTCGCTCATATTTGCTGTTTTTTGTTTATAAATATATTATAATAAAATTATAACCAATTGTCAAGAACTATTTTTTGTTATCTATAATTATTGGTATTATTTTAAGTGTTTCTCTAGGGCATTTAACATATCTTCTGCTTCCGCGAGTTTAGACAGTTCCTCTTTTATAGCACCAACTAGATCATTGTGCTCGCCTATCCCTACTGAATTTCTCATATAAACTCTACAGTTAAATCTGTGTTTTGCTATTTCACCTTCTAAGTGTATTTTTAAATCTTCGTACATTTTTTTATTTCCCAGTTCTCTATTGCATCTCTTATGCTTTGCTCAGCTAAAACTGAACAATGAATTTTTATGGGAGGTAGTTCCAATGCTTCTGCAATCTCCTTGTCTCTTATCTGCTTGGCCTCTTCTATAGTTCTTCCAAGTAGCAAATCCACAAACAAACTACTGCTAGCAATAGCACTCCCGCAACCATAAGTTTTAAATTTAACATCTATTATTCTTTCATCCTTATTTAATTTAAGCTGGAGTTTCATTACATCACCACAAGCAGGAGCGCCTGTCATACCTGTAGCGACATTTGGATCGTTGGGATCAAATCTTCCAACACTAAACTGTGCAGGGCTATTTAATACGCCTTCGAATCTATCTATCACTTTCTTACTGTATGCCATTATGCTCCTAAAACTGCGTCAACAAAGCTGACACAAAAGGCTTGTGCTAATTTATCTGATAGCAACGCGGGGGTAACAGGAATAAGTATCAAAGTAAACCCTAACAATGTTACTACAAAAGCAATATATTTATGTACTACTATTGGATTGTTGGGGTCTAGTTTTTGTACTAAGTTAAAGCAAGGTCTATATAGACGAAACATAGCCAAAACTATGCCCGCAATGTAAAATGCTAAAAAATATTCCATGTTGTTTCCCTTTGTGTTACAAATACTTATGTAAATGTCTTAGGCTTCCCATTTCCCAACTAGCTAAACAGTATTGTTTGCCTGCGTACTCCAGATGTGGAAAATAAGTATCTTTTAAATCTTCTTGAGTACACTCAATCGTATCTACAAGATAAAAATTAGTCCCATCTGTCGTAGCGTGTAGTTTTTTAACTATAGCTGGAAAGTTCTGTCGAACTGCCCAAATTCTTTCTCCTACTTCGAACTCTTCTGCTACACATTGTTCTGGTAGCATGGCGTTTCGTCTGCCTTCATAGTCTGTTTGAGGTAACTTCTGAGGTATACCTAACCTTTCGACTATCCCTTTTATAAAGGCTGGAGATCTATATAACGCTTTTGCTATATCTGAAACATTACTACCTTCCAAGTAGAAGTTTACTACTTGTTTGATCTCTACTTCAGTTGCTCCTTTGCCTTTGTTATGAGCTTTTCTTCGCTCTCTGTACTCTACAGTTTCAAGATAGTCCTGTAGTATCTTATTTAATCTAGTGGTGTTGTACGATATATTTAATATATTACAAGCTTCCTTTTTCGTTATTGGACTATCTTGGTTTAGTAGTTCGTATACATGTTGTATATTTGTTTCTGTTAAGTTCTCGTGCTTTTTAGTCTTTATCGCCATTTGTCTCTCCGTTTAGTTTGGATGGCGTCTCTGATCCTAGCAAGATTATAGCATAGTGAAGTATCTTCAACAAATCTTCTTTGTTGCGACCTTCTTTTTTGCCATAGCGTTGTGCATATTTTATTATGTTTCCAATACAAAAGCCTTCACCATGACCAGCATCAAATATAAACTCAGTTGACTGAATTTTATTCATACTGTAGTGTTGGCCATAAGTTCCTAATATATGGTTACGAAGTATCTGTAATACTTCATCTTCATTGAACTTGTACTTAGTCAATTAAGTTCTCCAGTTCTGTATAACCACCTATACTAGTTCCGTCAATTATAATCTGTGGAAATGTCCTTGCTGTTGGAAACTTTTCCATTAAATCTTTATACTCAAAATCAACTCCAAGTTGTTTGTATTCTACTTTGTGTCCTTTTCGTGTTGCTAAACTTTTTGCCATATCACAGTAAGGGCAATTGTCTTTTCCATAAATTATAATCATCTCTTTCTCTTATTCTTTCCTGCTAAAAATGCTGATTCGTATGCGAACCAACCTGCTAAGCCTACTATTAATATTACTAATACTTTCTCTCCATATACGGAAAGAAAAGCATACCCAAATAAAAGTACAAGAACAACTAACATAAAATAGACAAATAATTTATTCCAATCTATCATTTTGCTGTTATCCTTTTTTCATAATCGGCGTAATCTTCATTCCACCAATCGGGTTTTTCTCTGTGAGACCAGCTAGCGAATGTTGCTTTATCAAGATGATAATAGTCTCTATAACTTTGTATAGGATTATCATAGTCTTTCAGCTCATCAGGCATTGCTAGTCCAAATGTTGTGAAACCTACCTTCGGTAAATTTTTTGTTTCAGGTAATTTATTTACTACTTGTTCAACGGACTTATGTAGTTTGCCGTATCTATAGTGGTATTCATCATTCAATGCATTTGCATAACAATGTACCCATTCGTGATTTTCAAGGGATTCTCTTGCCCAGATAGTGCAAGGATGATTGTACATCATTGGTAGATAGGGGTAGGGTCGTTCCTCCATTGGTAAGTGTTTGATCTCAGCTTTCGCTTTGTTCATTACTTCTCTTTCCTCTGCGTTGAGAGCGCGGGGAACGAACCCTAATAATTCATCTATCCAAACAGTAGTGCATAAGATTTGTGCTGCCTCGAGAGGCATCTTGACTATATGCTTGTCCACATGGTATTCGGCGGCTTTGTCTAAGTCTTGGTCTAAATAAAATAAATTCATTTAATCCAACACTTATACCCTGAACACTCTTTCGTGTTCTTGCGACCACCGCATTGCTTACAATATTCTACTGATTTTTTTAAGTCCTTGAATTTTTTCATACATATATTATACTAAATATATGAGCAATTGTCAAGAACTATTTTTTGTTACTTCGAGTTTATCTTGTCTTTCGCTGTGCCAGCGTACAAGCCGAACCATGCCGCACCCGCTCCGACTACAATACTGATTAAACCAGACTGCTCGAATGTTGGTGCTGGAAGTTCCATAAACCATATTGTACACTTATAAAGTAATACAATGTACACAGTGAGGAACATTCTTGGGAAAATTCTCCAAGCGTCTATCATTCCTGATAGCCATATCCATCTCTGCCAAGGGTTTTCTGGTTCTTTATCGTTTTCTAACTCCATAATTTTAGCTTTTAGTTCACCTATTTCAGTGACCATTGCCATAAACTTATTAAGGTCTAACTCTACTTCGTTGCGTGACATATCGCCACTGAATCTTTCATCAGACATTGCCTTTATCCTTAGCCTTTCCAATGTTCAATGCTAACATATCTACAAATTTGTAGAATTTGCCCATCCATACATCATCCTTAGGTGTCGGTGTTGACGCCGCGATTAAACTAGCAATTGTTACTATTAGAGTAACTAAACCTACTAAATCCATTAACATAATATTCTCCGCTCTGTAAAGAGCCTTGCCCTAAAATTAGGGACTTCCTTGATA